AAGTGCTTAACGAGTTTCTCTGCGTCTGTCATTTGATTTCCTTTCTTTTGTTGGCTTCGGTAATCTCGTCAAAGATGCGTTGTGTGTAGCCCTCAATGAACATATCTCTAAGTTCATCGGACAGTTGTCCCTCACGGCCACACGTCTCTCTTTCATACTTATCGAACGCATCGACTGCTTCGAGGTGTATCTGTTTCATAATTCCCATTTCATTCTCCTTAAGTTCTTGGTGTCCACTGTGAGTGGGTCGTTGTGTCCCAGTAGCGTTTGCCGTTGGGTGCGGTGAATGTCAGACTCTCGTCTGTGCCAACTGGCGCATGGTCGGCAACCAAAGTGCCGTCTCTCGCTTCGATAACCCAGCGCCCATTGATCTCGCCTTCGGACTTGATGTCCCGCCAATAGATGGCTGACTTGGTTGTGCTCATTTACTTATCTCCTTAGTCTCGGCTAGTTTGCGGATGGTGCTCGGCGTAGCCAGTTCCAAGCACCCATCGGGTAGATTTCTACCCCATGTCTTTTAGTGCGTGCCATGTGTGGGGCACAGCGTCTGTTGGTTTGAGCGCACGAATAAGCGTGATTGCTCTTTTCATTTTTTTGATGCGCTCGGCTCTGACACCCGTTGGCTCGATGGCTTGCTCGCTCTCCTCGTTGCCAAGCTCCTTGATGGTGCGCTTGAGTAGCGTGTCCTTGAGCTTGGTGTTCGGGCGTTGCGTGCGCTTGAAGGGTATCTTGCGCTTGGCTTTGGGTGTGTGCGGTATTGCCTCAAACAAAACCTCTACCTCTGTGCGCTTGGTCAGCGGTATCCAGTCAGTCCAATGCACGCCCTTGTTGGGAATGCTCAGTTCTTTCGCAATGTGTGATGGGGTCATTAGTCTTCCATCGTCATCTAGCGCCAGTTGCAAGGCTTCTAGTTTGCTCTCCAATTTGGTCATTAGTCTTATGTACGCATTGAATGCAGTCTGGCGTTCGGGCAGGTGCTTACCATCCCAACGTGCTCCAATTTTCGCATTGCTCAGTTCGTACCTCAATGGCGAAAGCAACTCACCCCACAATCGCTTGTGTTGGAAGTTGCTTAGTCTTGCAAAGCGCTGCGCTTTCTTGGCTTGCTCGATCTCGGCCTTCTTGAGTTCGCGCATTTCAGGCTCGGGGATGCGCTTGACCAACGCGTTGTGCAACTCATTGGGGCGCATGGTTAGGTATGATTTAGTCATGATTTGTTCCTTAGTCTTAACAAGTATCCAGTCGATGTCCTAGACTACGCATTGTAGACTAAACTTTCGACACTCGGCAAGGCGCATGAATGTTTGCTTTCCGCTGTTTTGTACTACGAAGCTATCTTTTTTAAAGTACTCAAAAGCCCAAAGGAAAACGGGGTAGGCTTACCCCATTTTGTATGAGTGCCCATATATAAATACTCTTATATATAAATATATATTTAAATAGATAAGTAAGTAAGACAGAAAAGCGGAATAGCATTACAAATCAACGACTTGCGCGTGTCTATTGTTTAGGAAACGTGCTTAATCTTTGATATCTAGTTTTTTGAGTGATTAAGCACATTTTTTTGTGCTTTAGTCTTACTGACGTTCGTTAAGCCATGCTTCGAAGGCTTCTTCACCGCTGAGTATCTCGGGCGTGCCAGTGTGCAAGTCGATGCGGATGAGGAAGTAGTCGAAGCGTTTGGGCTCGGGGTAGATGTAGTCAATGTCGAACTCGCCAATGTGGGGAAGGCACATTGTGCCCATTGGTTTGATGATGGGGAATTGAGTTGCTTTCATGATGTTTCTCCAGTTAAGGTGCAACAGCGCACCCCAATGCTCTTGCGAGCATTAGGCTAAGTTGTCTTAGGCTCGCAACGTCACGCCAAGGTATTTGTTGACATTGGTGGTGGTGATGTAGTCGTTATCTTCGTTGGACATACGCAAAAGATAACCGCCGTTAATTTCGCATGATCGGTAAAGATCAGTTTCTACCCTAACATTCGACACGACTAGGTTGGTGAAGATGTTGCCAATGAATACGCACGAGTCGCAGTCGTGTTTGAATTGTGGTTTCATGATTAAAGTCCTTTCGTTAGACATAAAAGAAAACAGCGCAAGACTCTCGCCCTGCGCTGTCGATTGGAAATGGGGTACGCTTACCCCATTATTTGAATTGCACAGATGCGCGAATCTCTGCAACCATCTTGTCGAATTGCGCCTTAGTCATACCTGCGTCAACGACTACTGCGATCAACTCCTTAGTCTTCTTTTGCACAGCAACTGGCACAACAACCTCTGTGCGACTGTTGCTATTGGGTGCTTGCTCAACGCCCCACTTGGGATGCAACTTGAAAAACTTCTCAAGCATCTGCTCTGCTTTGGTGTCCTTCTTGAATGTGAGCCAATGAGACTTCTGTGACTCATGGGGCTCGACACCATAGTGCTTGCCAATGATGACAGCAACCTTATTGCGCCAAGCCTTGAGCGTCATGCTCTTGGCGTGCTTGGTGAGCTCGCTTGCATTGGCGAGTACAACTGTGTACGCTTTGAGCGTACTGATGACTAATGACTGTAAAGACATATTGATCTCTCTTTCTTTGGATAATGGGGTACGCTTACCCCGTTTGTTGATGAACGTTAGAACTATAGTACTGCTCCAACACTTATAGTATCGCATGACGGGGTATACAGGAAGGTCAAAAACGGCTACGGCTTGACCCCACTACACCCCCACCAACCGACTTTAAACCACCCCACCAGTCCCGCCCCGAACACTGTTCCACACCGATTCCCAGCACTTCAGTAATACCATAGTATTATTTTATAAAAATTTTGTAATTACCATGTCTAACGTTAGACAACGACCCATAAAAAAAGCCCCACGTCTAAGGTGGGGCAAAGAACATTTCGTTCACAAAGGAGAAGTAAACGCAATCAAGTTTGGCAACTGCTTGCATCAGACTTCAAATATAGTGTACATTAACGCTATCGAGGTTGCAAGGGCCTACGCATGTTAGATCATTTGATAGATTTTGAACCAGACGTGGAAACAACACCACAGGGATTTGTGCCCCTGGAAAAAGCTACGCCCACAGACGCACTGGACGCCAAGATTAAAACAGTGGACTGGCTCAAAGAGTTGGGCGCTGTAGACACAGATACCATAACAAGTGAGTTAGAAACACAAGCTGCGAGAACATCTTTTGCCAATATTGTTTCTGCCTCTCCTTGCGAAATCACACACCAGTCTCTAGCACAGGTCAAAACACCAGCCGCTGTCCAGCATCTTGTAGGAATGCTGACAGCCTATGACTGGGAATTTGTACAGCAGGCCAAAGAACTCAGAGGTTATGCCGTAGCTAAAATTCTTGAAGAAGTAGAAAACCCCAGCGCCAATATTCGCCTCAAAGCTTTGGCTTTGCTGGGCAAAGTAACTGAAGTTGGTTTGTTCACGGAAAAGATTGAAGTCAAGAAAGCTGAGTTGAGTGACGATGAGCTAGACCAGCGCATCAAAGACAAGCTCAACAAGTTCATGGATGTGGTGGATGTGTTGTCGAATAACGACGATATAACTGATTTGGAAACCAATGGATCTATCCAAACTCACGAGCCTGACGCCGCTTGAGGCCAAGCTCATCCAACAAAATCTGCCTCGGATGTCCAAGGCGGAGAAGCTAGAGCTCTTTGAAGATTTAGACAGAAAAGAAAAGCGCGCCAGTCTACTGGCCGCACAGACCAATATCCTTGGGTTTGCCAAAGCCGTATATCCCGGATTCAAGACGGGCCCCCACCACAGGAAGCTGGCCAAGATATTTGAAGATGTTATTGCAGGCAACAAGAAGCGCGTGATCATTAATATTGCGCCGCGTCATGGCAAGTCTGAGTTTTCCTCTTATTTATTCCCTGCTTACTTCTTAGGTAAGTTCCCTGACAAAAAGATCATCATGGGCACGCACACTGCGGGTCTATCGGAAGACTTTGGACGACGTGTACGAAATTTAATTGAATCAGAGGAATACCATGAAATTTTCCCTACAACACAAGTTGCGGAGGATCAGAAGGCGGCTGGTAAATGGTCTACATCGCTGGGAGGTCAGTATTATGCAGCCGGTGTCGGCGGCGCTCTTGCTGGCCGTGGAGCTGATCTTTTTGTTATTGATGATCCTCATAGCGAGCAAGATGTAAAGACCAATAGCAGACTGGCGTTTGATACGGCATGGTCTTGGTTTCAAACAGGCCCCTTGCAACGTCTGATGCCGGGTGGAGCGATCATTGTGATCATGACGCGCTGGTCTCTCCTAGACTTGACGGGCAAACTCATTGATTATCAAGTACGCAATCCTGAAGCCATGCCTTGGGAGATTGTGGAACTGCCTCCCATATTAAATGAAGGCACAGAAGATGAGAAATCCCTATGGCCAGAGCAGTGGCCGCTTGACTCCCTCAAAAAGATCAAAGCCTCTCTTGACCCACGGTACTGGAACGCCCAGTACATGCAACAACCCACCTCGGACACCAGCGCGATTATTTCTCGCAAACACTGGCGCATCTGGGACAAAGACGATCCGCCCACCTGTGACTATGTGATCCAGTCTTGGGATACGGCCTTTGAGACTAAAAATAATTCCGACTACTCTGCATGTACAACATGGGGTGTGTTCTACAATGAAGAAGAAAACGACAAGGCGCAGATCATCTTGTTGGACGCTTTCAAAGACCGCATGGCATTTCCAGAACTCAAAGCCATAGCACTTAAACACTATAAAGAATGGCAACCCGATGCGTTCATTGTGGAAAAAAAGGCTGCTGGAGCTCCACTCATCCAGGAATTTAGAGCAATGGGAATACCTGTCCAAGAGACCAATCCGAGTCGGGGCAATGATAAGATGGTCAGGCTTAACGCTGTGTCTGATCTCTTTGCCAGTGGCATGGTCTGGGCGCCAGACACAAGATGGGCACGAGAAGTAATTGAAGAGGTGGCGGCTTTCCCCGTTGGCGAGAACGATGACTATGTAGACACTACGTCACAAGCCTTGATGCGCTATAGGCAAGGCGGGTTTATTTCGCTAGACTCGGATGAGCGAGACGAGCCGATGTATCGCCGCCGTCGCACAGCAGCTTATTATTAAGGATCATCATGGCAACAAGTAGTTTTGACAAGTCACTGTACCAAGCACCTGAAGGGCTCGATGCCTTGGGTGCAGACGAAGAACCGTTAGAAATAGAGATTGAAGACCCAGAATCCGTGCATATTAAAACAGGGGACATGGAGATTGAGCTCATGCCCAAAGACTCCACGCAAGGTGACGAAGAGTTTGATGATAACTTGGCCGAGTATATTAGTGATTCAAGACTACAAACGGTTGCAGGTGATCTTGAGTATGACATTGACCAAGACAGATCATCACGCAAAGACTGGGAGAAGGCGTACACCGAAGGTTTAAAACTGTTGGGCTTGCACATGGAGGAGCGCACAGAACCTTGGGATGGTGCTTGTGGAGTGTTCCACCCTATGATTACGGAAGCCGTTGTGCGCTTTCAAGCCGAGATGATCACAGAAACATTCCCAGCCCAAGGGCCTGTGCTCAGTAAAATCATTGGTAAAGAAACACCTGAGACGCGCGAGATTGCCACCAACGTCCAGGATGATATGAATCATGAGCTGACGGACGTGATGAAAGAGTACAGGCCAGAGCATGAGCGCATGTTGTGGTCACTCCCCGCCACAGGTTCCGCGTTTAAGAAAGTGTACTTTGATCCCAACTTGGGACGTCAAGTTTCAGTGTTTGTGCCAGCCGAGGATATCATCCTGCCTTATGGGGCTACGGATATGGACACATGCCACCGCATTACCCATGTGATGCGCAAGACCAAGAACGATATTTTAAAATTGCAAGCGGCGGGGTTTTATATAGATTGTGAGCTGCCCGATCCCCCACGGATGCGCGATGATATTAAGCAAGCCAAAGATCATGAGACAGGGTTCAGTGACCTGAATGATGACCGCTATACCTTATACGAGTGCCACGTTGACTTGGACTTGGACGGCTTCCAAGACGTTGACGAAGACGGAACTGAGACAGGCATTGCACATCCTTATGTTGTGACTTTGATTAGAGGCACAAACACCATTCTCTCAATCAGACGAAACTGGAAGGAAGGCGATGTACTCAAACTCAAACGACAGCACTTTGTCCACTACCAATACATCCCCGGCTTCGGTGCCTATGGATTTGGTTTATTCCATCTCATCGGGGGTTTTGCAAAGTCGGCCACGAGTATCATGCGACAACTCGTTGACGCAGGAACTCTCTCCAATTTACCGGGAGGCCTCAAGTCACGGGGACTACGCATTAAGGGTGATGACACACCAATTGCTCCAGGGGAATTTAGGGACGTCGATGTCGCATCAGGAAACATAAGAGACTCGATCCTACCGCTACCTTACAAAGAACCCAGCAACGTCTTGTTCCAATTGCTTGGACAGATAGTGGATGAGGGCAGGCGGTTTGCGGCAACCGCAGACATGAACGTGTCTGACATGAATGCGCAAGCTCCCGTAGGCACAACATTGGCTTTGCTTGAGCGTCAGCTTAAAGTCCTCACAGCCGTTCAAGCCCGTGTACATTTTGCGTTGAAACAAGAGTTAAAACTTTTAAAAGATTTAATTCGCGACTACACCGATCCAGACTACGCTTACGACCCTGAGTACGGCGGCAAGAAATCTAAGCAAGCAGATTATGACAAAGTCGACATTATTCCAGTGTCAGACCCCAACGCGGCAACACTATCACAGCGCGTAGTACAGTATCAGGCCGTCATGCAGATGGCGCAGCAAGCTCCTCAGATTTATGACATGCCTGTGCTTCACAGAGCTATGCTAGATGTGCTGGGGATTAAGAATGCGGATAAGCTTGTGCCGCTGCCAGATGACCAAAAACCTGTCGATCCAGTGTCTGAGAACCAAGCAGTCCTTAAGGGTAAACCCCTAAAAGCATTCCAGTACCAGAACCATCAAGCGCACATTCAGGTGCATCAAGCCTTGATGCAAGACCCGACAGTAGCGGCCATCATTGGTCAAAACCCACAAGCACAAGCGATCATGGCTGCACTCCAAGCACACATGGCTGAGCACGTTGGGTATGTCTTCCGTCAACAAGTTGAAGAGCAGTTGGGTATGCCCATGCCTCCCGAAGACGAGAAGATGCCTCCACAAGTGGAGATGGCGCTGTCAGGCATGATGGCTCAAGCTGCACAACAAGCACTCCAGCAAGCGCAGGCATCCGCTGCACAGGCGCAAGCCCAGCAACAACAGCAAGATCCAGTCATTCAGATGCAGCAGCAAGAGTTGCAAATTCGCCAACAAGAGGTGCAGATTAAAGCGCAGAAAGTCCAGATGGAGGCGCAGCTTGCACAAGCCAAACAACAGCTTGCACAAGCCCAACAACAATTGGATGCCAAACTATCCATTGCAAAAATTGCCATTGATCGACAAAAAGCAGAAGAAGCTTCACAGCTTGGCGCCATGAAGTTTGCGGTGGATACCAAAAACAGAAAAGATGTGTTGGATTCTCAAGAACGTCAAACAGGATTAACAACAGGTATTGATATTGCTAAACATAGAGCAGAAATGGCCTCAACGGATCCTCGCGTAGAAGCCGCAAAACAACGTCAAGAACTGCTTATGCAAGCTGCTGGTAGCGTACAAGACTTAAAGGTACAGCACGCACAAACAGTTATGGATAGAGAAAAGCACTTACAAGATATGGCGCACAAAGAAGCTTTGCACAAGCAAAATCTTAGACACCAGCGTAACATAGCTCGACAACAAAATTCAAAGGAACCTAAAGAATGATAGACCAATTCGCACGCGTATTGCGCGACAAATTACGCACCGACATGAACAACTACGCCGATGACATGGCGGGTGGGGGCTGTCGCTCTTTTGAAGAATACCAAAAACTCTGTGGGCTTATTTCGGGTCTGGCCATTGCAGAGCGTTATCTCCTAGACCTGCTAAAAGAAAGTGAAGAAGACGATGAGTGATTTGATTTTGCCTCCCGAAATTAAGATGGCGCCTCCCATTGAACAAGTGGAAGCCCCACCCGAGGATGCAACGGATGAAGAAAAAGCAACCGTTTTGCCTGACCCCAGTGGGTATCACATCCTTTGCGGAGTGCCTGAGATTTCTGACAAGATTGACGGAACCGAGTTGGAGTTGTACAGACCCGCGCAATATGCGGCGCAAGAACAACACGCGACCACTGTTTTGTTTGTGCTGAAGTTGGGCCCAGCAGCCTATACCGATCCAACCAAAACCCCAGGAGGCCCTTGGTGTAAACCCGGAGACTTTGTGTTAACTCGCACCTATTCTGGTACGCGCGTAAAGATTTTTGGTAAAGAGTTTCGTATCATCAACGATGACCAAGTTGATGCTGTTGTGCAAGACCCTCGTGGAATTACCCGAGCTTAAGGAGTGTTAAATGGCAAATGAACCATACAAGTTCCCTGATGAAGTAGAAGATGGGCAAACAGTCGATATCAAGGCGGATGCGCCTGAGATTGAGATTGAAGTCGTAGACGATACCCCCATCCAAGACCGTGGCCGTGTGCCTTTGAATCGTGAAGTGGAAGACCCCACGGATGAAGAAATTGAAAACTACTCCGATAAAGTCAAACACAGGATCAAAGAGTTAACCCATGCTAGACATGATGAACGCAGGTCTAAAGAGACAGTCATGCGGGAGAAACAAGAACTTGAGCGTCTCGCACAGCATCTAATCGAAGAGAATAAAAGCCTCAAGAAGAATGTTAATTTTGGTCAGGAAGCGTTCATTGCCACTGCTCGTCAAAAAGCGGAGGCAGATATTGCGATGGCTCGACGTCAGTATAAAGAAGCGCAAGAAGCTTTTGACACGGACGCTATCATTGCTGCGCAAGAAGCTTTGACTGAAGCCAAAATGGAGTTGGAGCGCACAAAAAATTATCGTGCTACCCCTTTACAAGAAGAACGTAATGAGGTACAAATACAACCTAGACAGACTCAAACGGTTCAACCAGACGAAAAATCCCTGCGCTGGCAGGCAAAAAACCAGTGGTTTGGTTCGCAAGGGTTTGAAGAAGTTACCAGCTTTTCACTAGGGCTGCATCAAAAATTAGTGAACTCGGGGATTGATCCTCGCTCTGACGAATACTACGAGCAAATAGATGCTCGCGTTCGTTCTACGTTTCCAGAACTTTTTGGTAGCGCAGAACAAAAAAGATCTGAGGCCAGACGGCCTTCAACTGTTGTAGCGCCTGCGTCGCGTTCAACGACCGCAGGAAAAGTCAAACTTACAACGACCCAACTGGGTCTGGCTAAGAAATTTGGACTAACACCACAACAATACGCTGCGCAAGTAGCAAAACTGGAGGCTCAACAAAATGGCTGATAACAGAACACCTCGTGACGTAGTAACACGCGAAAAATCTGCTCGTGCGGTATACAAACCCACAAGTGCTTTACCCGATCCCACACCGGAACCCGGTGTTGAGTTTCGTTATATCATGACACATATTTTAGGTAAAGCGGATCACACCAGAATGTCTCGTATGAGACGTGATGGCTGGGAACCAGTCAAAGCGGCTGATCATCCTGAGCTTATGATTGAAGGCAACGCGGAAGGCAACGTAGAAATTGGTGGGTTGATACTTTGTAAAAACTCTACCGAGAATGTACGGGCTTACACCGAGTACTATGCCAAACAAGCACAAGACCAGATGGATTCAGTTGACAACAGCTTCATGAAAGAAAACGATCCAAGGATGCGTAAATTTGCAGAGAGAACCTCTACAGTTTCCCGCGGATTTGGTGCAGGTTCCAAGTAAACTTAATCAGGAGTCCTTAAATGGCTTATCCAATTATTCCCGCTCCATACGGGTTTAAAGCGGTCAGTGAGTTCGGCGGATTGCCCTATTCTGGGTCAACTCGCATGTATCCCATTGCTACTGCTTATGGTACATCGTTGTTCAATGGTGACATTGTTCAACT